CTCAGCCTTCAGGAATGTCTTGCACTGTCTGCGCGGTAACGCGGAATCTGCTTGCTCCAAGAGGGCCCTCTGGGCGGGTCGATCCTGTTTATCGTACACATAGGCTACGTCAACAGGTTCTCCTCTCCACTCATCTGGGATGAGTAATTCTGCAAATTCCTCCATGTAACCAACCAATAACTTGGTCGGAGCATCTTTCGCCAATTCTATGGCGTCACGTTGCGGTCGTACGATCCTACCCTCCACGGCGGCGCGTTCGTTACTAACAGTCTTCAACGGAATAAACGCATTAGGATAGATTGGACTCATAAATGATTCCATAAGGGGCGTTGCCTCCTCATCTACCTGCGTCGTATCGTCTACTATCTGGTAACCTCTTACACCATCCACAGCTGGATAGACCACACTAACCTCATCTTGTTTTGTTGTGTTACGGAAATAATCGACAAGCAGACTAGCGGCTTGACGATCATCTTTGACCCACGATTGCATAGTGGCATTCCCGACTTTGGTTGAGGAGTTACGAACCGTCGCACGTATCGATTCAAAAACTCTAATGTCGATTGTGGCGCAATTATACTCGCCCAATCTACCTACGCTACGCTTTAAACCACCGATGTCTAAAACATCAAGCAGCGCGTATTCACCTTGTCGAACTTTGATCCTGTCTAAGGCTGGTCCAGACAACATACGCGCAAAATATGCGCCAATGCCTGACCACTTACCCAACGGAACCAAAAATACGATTTGATGATGGCTATTCGCCTTACGTCTCTCCACCAAAAAGAACTTGGTCACAAACCCTTTAGATACTCGGATGACATCTTTCCCGTAATCCCAGACTTCATGAGTATAAGTCGCTCCGCCAGAAACAGCGTACTTGACAAAATTAAACTTGTCAAAAGTAAAAGCAAACTCATTTTCAACTGCTGAGACACTTTCCGGTTGGAAAGTGTATAGTAATACGGGGTTATCATGCTTGATAAGCAGCTCGGCCATATCAACATAATAATCTACATCTACCAAGACTAACATGTGCTCTGAACGTATTGGTTCTGTGCAGGGGGGGACAATGATATCCTTAGCCCAATGATAATCTCGATGGCCTACGACCTGATCTTTTAAATCGATCGTTGATGCCTGATAGGCATACGGCTTCATACCCATACCCGCACAAAGCATGCGAGCAAAGGTCATAGTAGCAGATCTCCAAGCGGCGCACTCAGGATGGG